CGGCACCACTTTGGCGATCCTTGAGCGCTCCATGAAGGTGATGAGCGCGGTTCAGGCCCGGCTTCACGCCTCAATGCGGGTGGAATTGCGCATTTTGAGCCGTTTGGTGCGCGATTTCGGCCCCGAACAGTACCCTTATGTGCTTGAAGGCGAGCCGATTGTCTCTGAGGACTTCGATGACCGGGTAGATATCATCCCGGTGAGCGATCCGAACTCTGGAACCATGGCCCAGCGCATCATGCAGTACCAAGCTGCGCTGCAACTGGCCGCCCAGGCCCCGGAAATGTACGACATGCCCCTGCTTCACCGGCAGATGCTGGATATTTTGGGCATTCGGGACGCAGACAAGATCGTTCCCACCAAGCGGGACATGAAACCGACCGATCCGGTCAGCGAAAACATGGACATCATCAACGGAAAGCCGGTCAAAGCGTTCCTGTATCAGGATCACGAGGCCCACATCCAAGTTCACATGTCCATGCTGCAGAATCCGAAGATCATGGAGGTTATGGGCAAGAGTCCGAACGCCCAGAAGGCCATGGCAGAGCTGGCAGCCCATGTTCAGGAACACGTTGCCTTCCAGTTCCGCGATCAAGTGGAGCGCGAGCTGGGTGTGGAGCTGCCTCCGCCCAACGAGCCGCTGCCTGAAGACATCGAACTGCGGATCTCGCGCCTTGCTGGCCCGGCAGCAGCCCAGGTTACCGGCAAAGCGCAGCAGCAGCAGCAGATGGAGCAGAATCAGAAGCAGATGCAAGACCCGATCCTGCAGATGCAGATGCAAGAGCTTCAGCTCAAGCAGCAGGACATCCAGCGCAAGGCTGAAGCCGACATGGCGCGCATCCAGCTCGACATGCAGAAGGCCATGGCAAAGGCTCAGCTCGATCAGCAGCGCCTGGATCAGCAGGAACGGCTTGAGACCGCCAAGCTCGGCGCCAAGATTGCAGAAAATAACACGCAAGAAGAACTTGAAAGAGCAAGAATTGCTTCACAAGATCAAGTGTCAGGTGCAAAATTAGGCGTGCAAATTGCTAAAGAGGTCATGGGTCGTTGACCACAGAACTAGACATACTTGATTATTTGCGGTCAAATATCAGGACGCAAATGAATGAAATCGCTGATCATTTGAGCGGCGGTGCTTGCAAGGACTTCGGGGATTACCAGAAGTGCTGCGGGATCATTCAAGGATTAGCTTGGGCCGAGCGAGATCTTCTGGATCTTCGGGCCAAGTACGAGGAGGCATAGCGACACCGAGCGCTATTACTCGGTGCGGCGACTCTAGGCGCCTTTCCTAGTGCAAGCGACTTCAGGCGTTATCCTGATGCGAGGAGACTATGAGCGAAGCAGAGCAGCTCATTGCAGATACGGTCGATGATGACCGAAAGAAGGCCCGACAATTACCCTCACCCCGGGGGTATAAGGTGCTTATTGCACTGCCCGATCCCGAGAAGGCGTACGAAGGCGGCATCATCAAGTCGTCCAAGGCCCTTCACGAAGAGGAGATCGGGTCTATCGTAGGGATGGTCCTTGAACTAGGGCCAGACTGCTATAAAGACCCTAGCAGATTCCCCTCTGGTCCCCTGTGCAAGCAGGGCGACTGGATTCTCATGCGGAGCTACTCAGGCACCCGGTTCAAGGTGCATGGCAAGGAGTTCCGCTTAATCAACGACGACAGCGTTGAGGCTGTGGTCGAAGATCCACGGGGGATTGTTAAGGCATGATGGAAGCTAAAGAGCAGTACCTAGACGACGGCGCCTCGGCAGAGGACAAGTTCTTCGGCGTTAAGGCTACCTTTGAAAAGAAGAAGCCCAAGATCGAAGACGAGGACTCTGATGTCGAGATCATTGACGACCGCCCCCCTGAGGACCAGCGTTCTCCCAAGGCCAAGTCCAATGACGACGACCTCGATGACGATGAGCTAGGCCAGTATTCTGAGAAGGTTCAGAAGCGGCTAAACAAGCTCAAGTACGAGTTTCATGAGGAGCGCCGTCAGCGTGAAGCTGCAGAGCGGATGCGCGAGGAAGCGGTTCGTGCAGCCCAGCAGCTCGCCAACAAAAACAAGGAGTACGAATCTCTCGTATCCCGGGGCGAGCAAGCCCTGATCGAGCAGGTTCGGGAGCGAGCGCAGCTCTCCCTGAATCAAGCCAAGGAAGCCTACCGGAAAGCCTACGAAGAGGGCGACACGGACAGCATTCTTGAGTCCCAGGACAAGCTGTATCGCGCTCAGGCAGAGCTTGCCGAGGCCGAGAAGTATCGGTCCTCTTACTCCCAAAACGCCCAGCAGTACAAGGCGCAACAGGATGAGCTACGTCGCCAAGAGATCGCCCGTCAGGCGGCTCTCAGTGTGGCACAGCAGCAGCAAGCTCAACCCCAGGTCAGCCCCGAGGCACAGGCCTGGGCAGAGAAGAACCAGTGGTTCATGCGGCAAGGTTATGAAGAGATGACCGCCCTGGCCTACGGTTCGCATGAGGCTGCGATCCGCAAAGGGATTCAGCCCAACTCGCCTGATTACTTTGACTACATCGATAACCGCATGCGTGCGGCTTTCCCGGAACACGACTGGTCGGATGAGCGGACTAATGGACGTACCGCGACTGCGACGACCGGATCGAGACCCTCGTCGGTGGTGGCACCCTCCGGTAGGAGCAACGGTGCCAAACCGCGCAAAGTGCAGCTAACGTCCACTCAGGTCGCTCTCGCCAAGCGTCTTGGGTTAACCAATAAGCAGTATGCCGATCAGCTCTTGAAGGAGAAAGGATGATGGCAGTCGAGCGCACCCCCCGAGAAAGTGAAACGCGAGAGGATGAAGCGCGGCCATCCGATAGCTGGGTACCGGCATCTATTTTGCCCAACCCGACTCCCAGGGATGGCTGGGTTCACCGTTGGATTCGGACCTCCATTGTAGGTCAGTCGGACAACACCAACGTATCCCGCATGTTCCGAGAAGGATGGGAACCCTGTAAAGCAGAGGACTATCCTGAGCTTAAGCTTCGCTCCGACATTGGGTCGAAGTTTGATGGGAACATCGAGGTTGGCGGGTTGCTGCTGTGCAAGGCTCCCAAAGAGAAAATGGAAGCTCGGAATCGGCACTACCTTCAAGTTGCGGCTAACCAAATGCAGTCCGTTGACAACGGCTTCTTGCGGGAGAATGATCCGCGTATGCCTCTGCTCAGGCCCGAGCGAAGCACGCGGACAACCTTTGGGAAGAAGTGATTCCCAAATCCCATAAATAAGGAGCATATCAATGGCTACTTCAGCAACCCCTAGCGGGGCGGAACCCACTGATACCCTAAGCGCCAGCGGCTCGTTCACGGGCAAGGTGCGCCATATCAAGATTGCCAGTGCGTATGGCACGGCTATCTTCTACGGCGACTTCGTTAAGCTGGTCAGCACGGGTACGCTTGAGAAGGCTGCAGTCACCACCGCCGTTGTGGCAGGTACTGTCGGCATTTTCGTTGGCTGTGCGTTCACCGACCCGACCACCAACCAGAAGACGTTCTCCCAGTACTTCCCGGCGTCCACCGCTGCGGATGATATTGTGGCTTACGTCGTTGATGATCCTCGTCTGCTGTTCCGCATGCAGGGCGACGGTTCCATTGCCCAGACGGGCCTTGGTAACAACGTCCAAGCGATCAGCACCGCTGGATCGACGAGCATTGGTCGGAGCCGCAATGCGCTTGATGCAAGCTCTATTGCGACCACCAATACCTTCCCGCTCCGAATCGTAGACTTCGTAGACGGCCCTAGCAGTGCTGTTGGTGATGCTTACACCGACTGTATTGTGACTTGGCTGCCTGGAAGCCATGCCTACGATACGGCCCTTGGCGTTTAATTAGGAGGCCTAAGCAATGGCTATTTCACGCGCACAAATGCTGAAGGAACTCCTGCCGGGGCTTAACGCGCTTTTCGGTTTGGAGTACGACAAGTACGAAGATGAGCATGAGCTTATCTACGAAACTGAGTCGTCCGAGCGGTCCTTTGAGGAAGAAGTGAAGCTGTCTGGCTTTGGTGCTGCCCCCGTGAAAGCGGAAGGCGCTGCCATCAGCTACGACGCGGCACAGGAGTCCTTCACGGCTCGCTACAACCATGAAACGATTGCAATGGGTTTCTCGATCACCGAGGAAGCGATGGAGGACAATCTTTACGATTCTCTTTCCGCTCGCTACACCAAGGCCCTTGCTCGCGCCATGGCGTACACCAAGCAGGTCAAGGCTGCTTTCCCGCTCAACAACGGCTTCTCCAACTCTTTCCAGTCTGGGGATGGCGTTAACCTCTTCACCGCTTCTGGTGATGGGGTTACGGGCGGTGACGGTCACCCGCTGGTGAACGGTGGCAAGAACAACAACCGCCCGGTTGTTGGTGCAGACCTCAACGAAACGTCCCTGGAGAACGCGATCATCGATATCGCTGCCTTCACCGACGAGCGTGGTCTGCTGATTGCTGCCCGGCCTCGTCGCCTCATCGTGCCCCCGGCTCTGATGTTTACGGCAGATCGTCTGCTGGAAACCACTCAGCGCGTCGGCACGGCGGATAACGATATCAACGCGATCCGCAACATGGGTGCGATCCCTGAGGGTTACGCAGTCAACCACTATCTCACGGACAACAATGCCTTCTTCCTCATCACTGATGTTCCGAATGGCATGAAGCACTTCCAGCGTACTCCGCTGGAAACGTCCATGGATGGTGACTTCGACACCGGCAACGTCCGGTACAAGAGCCGCGAGCGCTATTCTTTCGGCGTCAGCGATCCTCTTGGGATTTATGGCTCGCCTGGATCGAGCTGATAGTGCAGTATAGAGGGGGGCTTCGGCCCCCCTTTTTCTTCTGACAGCATTTTGCTGACACTAGCCAAGACAGGAGAAACTCATGGCTAATACGACTTTTAATGGGCCGGTTCGGTCTGAAAACGGCTTTGAAGTCATCACCAAGGATGCCACCAGTGGCACCGTGACGACCTCTCTCGATATCGGCTCTGATGGCGCTATCGACCTGACCTACTCCAGCGCTTCGACTGGCGGGTCTAACGTCGAACCCATCGTGATGGAAAACACCATGACGGGTGCTGGCGGTCTGGCTGGCCGTGCGCGCTTCCAGCTCAACGCTGACGCCGCCCTCGGCAGCTACTCCAACGCCCTCAAGGCCATCGCCGTTTACGGCGCCTCCGGCAAAACCACCGGCCTGGGTTCTGCCTTTGTGGCAGAAATGACCCTGTCCGCTGGCACCGACGGCGGCACCTACGCTCCGCTTGAGATTGAGCTGAACGCTCCGACCGGCGCCGACACGGGCACCCTGACCTCGTTCATCCATATCTCTACCCAAGGCGCAGATGTTGCGACGATTGACGACAACGTCCGCCTGTTCAACCTTGCTGGCGTGACTGCCGGGACGGGTCATGTGTTCCAAACCGGAAGCACGGCACCTGCGACGGTGGGCGGCTCCCTTAAAGTTCGGGTAGCGGGAACTGATTACTACATGATCCTTTATACGAGCGAAGTCACTGCCTAATGTTGGACAAAGAAGGATTGGAGCGCCTGAAGTCTCAGGCGGTGGAGCAGAGGGACAAATACGTTCAGATGCTCCATGAGGCCAACGGGGCCATTGGGATGCTGGATTTCCTTTTGGCCCAGTTGGATCAAGCCCCATCAGAAGAGGAACAGGTTGATGGATAGTTTGTCTCAAATCAGGCAGGTCAGCCGCCGGGAGTCGGGCTTTGTACTGCTTGGTCCCAACAGACTAAAGCTGGTGTCGTTAACTGGCACGGCCAACGAAGGCAAGCTGACGATTTACGACACCGACACGGCCCCCGTGGCCGGGACGTATGCGCAGTCTGGAACGACGGTGACCGTTACCAAAACGGACCACGGGCTGTCCACCGGGGATGTGGTTGGGATTTGCTTCGCAACGGGGACCGGGGGTACGGCAACGTCCGGCAACTACCCCATTACCGTGACTGCGACCAACACGTTCACGATCACCATGCTGAACGAAGATACGATCACAAACACTCCTGCGTGCAACTACGTCGCAAACAGCGGAGCCACGCAGCCAAAGCCAAAGCGCTGGCTGATGTGTAAAACCATTTCGGCAAACGATGTTTTTGCCAACGTCTTTGAGCTGCCCAACAGCGGCTTTCAGACAAAGCTCGGGACGTATTTTCTCATGAGCAACTTGTCTGAAGCTGATGTGTTTTACGAGTAAGTGGTTGTGACCGCAAAGAAAAAAGCCCCCGCCAAGAAGACCAAGTCTCGTGTCAACGAGGCGGGGAACTATACGAAACCCGCGCTTCGCAAACGGATCTTTGAGAAGATCAAAGCCGGGAGCAAGGGCGGTAAGCCAGGGCAGTGGAGCGCGAGGAAGGCCCAGATGCTCGCCAAGGAATACAAAGACCAGGGCGGAGGCTACCGGGACTGATGGCGCTCAAAAAGCCGCAGAAGAGCCTCAAGAAGTGGACCAAGGAGGAGTGGGGCACCAAGTCTGGCAAACCCTCCACCCAGGGCAAGAAGGCCACCGGAGAGCGCTACCTGCCCAAGAAGGCCCGGGAAGCCCTGTCCGATAAGGAGTATGCGGCCACCTCCGCCAAGAAGCGCGAGGACACGAAGAGGGGCAAGCAGCACAGCAAGCAGCCCGAGAAGATTGCCAAGAAGACGGCGAGGCATAGACGATGAGCCTGACCGACGCAGAGAAGAATCGATTAAAGAAGGCTGGCCTGACCGGCCTGAATAAGCCCAAGCGGACCCCGAACCACCCGAGCAAGAAGGGGGTGGTTGCGGTGCGGGACGATGGCAAGATGAAGATCATCCGCTTCGGTGACCAGAGCATGGGGCACAATTACTCCGAGGAAGCACGGAAGAACTTCAAGGCGCGCCATGGCAAAAACATCAAGAAGGGCAAGACCTCTGCCGCCTATTGGGCAGATAAGGTTTTTTGGGCAGGTAAGGGAGGCTCTAAGAAGTCTCCTCCGAAATCTCAAAAGCAGAAGTTTGGGAAGAGCTGATGGCTATCTCACGAGCGCAAGCAGGCAAGCAGACCAAGAACGCCCCGGCCTCCAAAGGCAAGAAGCAGGCCAAGGTGAAGAAGGTCATGAAAGAGTTCAAAGAAGGCACCCTCAAATCTGGTGGCTCAGGCCGAAAGGTTAAGAGCCGGGATCAAGCGATTGCCATTGCCATGTCCGAGGCAGGCATGAAGAAGAAGAGGAAGAAAAATGGCTAAATACAAAGACGACTTTAAAAGCACCCTTAAGATGTTTAGCCCGGCCTATGCGATGGCTACGGACGGGGTAAAGGGGCTTGGCGATACACTTCTAGGCAAGGCATTGCTTCTTAATCCGACTACTCGGGGCATGGTGAAAGATAAAATTCCGGGGGCAGGAGATCGAGAAAAAGAAGAGGCAGCAAGGATGGCAGAGCTTGATGCTGCAAAGAAAAACCTTCTTGCTGGTCGAGCTGCCCAAAAGCCCATGATGATGGCTGGCGGCGGTATGACTTCCCGCAAGCGCCCCATTGATGGCAAGGCAACCCGTGGCAAGACCAAAGGACGGGTTTGCTAATGACCACCAGCGGCACCTATACGTTCAACCTTGATCTTGGCGAAGCCATCGAGGAAGCGTTTGAGCGTGCCGGTCTGGAGGCTCGGAGCGGCTACGACTACCGCACGGCCCGGCGAAGCATCGATCTCCTCATGCTTGAGTGGCAGAACCTTGGCCTCAACTTGTGGACAGTAAAGGAAGGATCTCAGGTACTTACGCCGGGCACGAACAGCTACACCCTAGATCCCAAGGTACAAGATATTATTGAGGCGTACCTGCGTACAGATTCTGGCAATGTTTCCAGTCAGTTTGACCAGAGTATGTCGAGGATCTCAGTCAGCCAATATGCACATTTGTCGAACAAGCTGACCCAGTCAAAGCCCTTGGAGTATTACGTTGAGCGCAGCCCGTCAGGAATCACGATCAAGCTCTGGCCCGTCCCCGATAGCCAAGAGACCTATACTTTCGGCTATTACTACATGGAGCGAGTCGAAGATACGGGCAAGCCTGCATCCAATAACATGGACATCCCGGCGCGGTTCCTTCCGTGTCTTGTGGCCGGTCTGGCATACAAACTGAGCATGAAGTACGCCTCCGCTACGGATCGGGCGGCCATGCTCAAGGCCGACTACGATGAGCAGTGGATGATGGCCTCGGATGCAGCCCGGGAGAAAGCGTCCCTATTTGTTGCGCCTGGGGGGTACACATTTTGAGTTACGCCGCTGGCAAGTATGCGTTTGGTTATTGCGACCTAACGGGCTTCCGCTACCCGAAAAAGGATCTCGTGCCCCTGGTGGTGAATCAGCGCCGCACGGGTTTACTTGTGGGGCGGGATGTCCTCGACCCTGATCAGCCGCAGCTTCAGCTCGGGAAGGTCCGCACCAACGATCCTCAGGCGCTGCGCAACCCGCGCCCTGATCAGTCGCAGGAGGAGAGTCGCAGGCTCTTTGCCTGGAACCCGGTTGGCGGCGGGATTACGGCGCTCGGCAGCAGGACGGTCGGGCTGGACATTGAGGCCCAGGTGGGCCGCGTGACGGTGGTGACCTCCTGATGGCCTGGACATTCACAACGCTCAAGACGGCAATCCAAGATTACTTGGAGACCACCGAAAGCACCTTCGTTGCCACCCTGCCGACGATCATCCAGCAGGCAGAGGATCGCATCCTCAAGAGCGTTCAACTGCCCGACTTCCGCGTCAACAAGACCGGCAGCATGACCACCGGCAACGCATACCTGCAGGTGCCTTCTGATTTCCTGGCACCCTACTCCCTGGCAGTGGACAACAGCGGCTATGAGTTCTTGTTGTTCAAGGATGTGAACTTCATCCGCGAGCTGTACCCAGATGCAACGGCCACCGGGGTGCCCAAGTATTACGCGATTTTCGATGACAACTCGTTCATCGTCGGCCCGACTCCGAATGCAGACTTCAGCGTAGAGCTGCATTACTTCTACAAGCCCGAGTCGATCACCGTATCGGTCAGCGGCACGAGCTGGCTTGGAGATCATGCGGAAAGCACCCTGCTTTACGGCTGCCTTGTGGAGGCCTACACCTTTCTGAAGGGTGACGCGGATCTGCTTCAGCTTTACATGGCCCGGTATGAGGACGCCCTTGCCAAGCTCAAGTCGCTAGGTGAGGGGTATAATACGACCGACAGTTATCGATCAGGCGCCGTAAGGCAGCAGAGGGCCTAAATGTTTGATGTATCTGTAACACATAGCGGGACGGTTAACGTCGTCACCACGAGCAATCACGGTCTCCCGGTAGAGCATTGGGCAGACCGGGCTTCTGACACCATCATCTCGGTGGGGCAGCAGAGCCACCCGGTTATCGCTGAGCAGGCAAATGCCTTCAAGGACACGATCCGCCATGTGGTCCTGCACTACATGAAAGAGGCCGTGAAGAGCGATAGAACAACCCTGATTGCGTCCCTGGAGAAGGCGGGGCAGCAGGACATGGCAAACCTACTGAGGGCAAAGTAATGGCTATCACTCAGGCTGTATGCACCTCGTTTAAGCAAGAGCTTTTACAGGGCATCCACAATTTCACGAACGGTTCTGGCGGCGGGACGACCACCACCACCGGCACCGGCAATGCGTTCAAGCTCGCGCTGTACACCAGCTCGGCTACCCTGGATGCCACCACTACGGCCTACACGGTGACCAACGAGGTGTCCGGTACGGGCTACAGCGCAGGCGGTGGCGCCCTCACGAACGTCACTCCGACGACCTCTGGCACCACGGCGCTGACGGACTTTGCGGATCTCACGTTCTCGTCGGCCACGATCACGGCCCGGGGCGCGCTGATCTACAACTCGTCCACCACGGCAGGCACGGCTGATCGGGCAGTGCTGGTGCTTGATTTCGGCGGGGACAAGACCTCGACCGCTGGCGACTTCACCATCCAGTTCCCCACGGCGGACGCTTCCAACGCAATCATTCGGATTGCATAAGGAACCGTAATGGCTAACGCCACGGTTGCCTTTGAGGGTTGGGATAGCTCAACCCATGGTTGGGGGCAGGGCGGCTGGGGCGAAGGTATTGCCGTACCCGGCATTACCGCAAATGAAGGCACGGTCACTGTCGATGCCCAGGCCGTTGTATCGGTCACCGGGCAGGCTGTCACCAGTGTTGTCGGCACCGTCACCGTTGTTGCAGAGGCTGTGGTCTCCCCCACGGGAGAGGAGATCACCTCGGCCAGCGGCACGGTCTCTATCGTTGCAGAAGCAAACGTCCCGCTCACCGGCAATGAGGCGACCGCCAGCGAAGGCACCGTAACGGTCGATGCTGCGGCCAATGTGCCGGTCACAGGCGAGGCTCTGGCGCTCCAGCAAGGCTCTGTGACGGTAACGGCAGGGGCAACCGCAGCGGTCACTGGAGAGGCCATCACGGCGTCTGCAGGCACGGTTACGGTTACAGGGATTGCAAACGTATTCCCCACCGGCCAAGTGGTCACTCTATCCGAAGGCACGGTCACTGTTGCTGCAAACGCAGATGTCCCTGTCATCGGGCAGCAGCTCAGCATTCAGGTAGGGAAGGTTCAGGTCTGGGGGCTGGTTGATGATGCTCAGACCGCAAACTGGGTGGATACTGGCGGTGGTCAAACGGCGGCGTGGTCAGAGGTAAACACGGCTCAAAACCCTAACTGGCAGGAAGTCGCCTGATTAAATGTACAATGGCCCTGGGCCAAATGACGAGGTAAGAACATGGCAACCTATGTAAACGATCTTCGCCTGAAAGAGATCGCTACTGGTGACGAGGCAGGCACCTGGGGAACCTCGACCAACACCAACCTCCAGTTGATCGGCGAGGCCCTGGGCTACGGCACGCAGGACTGCTTCGCCTCGGACGCGGACGCCACGACCACGGTCGCTGACGGCGCCACGGACCCGGCTCGCGCCATGTACTTCAAGGTGACCTCCTCGGCCACCCTGACCGCGACCCGCACCCTGACCATCGCCCCGAACACGGTCAGCCGGGTGATGCTCATTGAGAACGCCACCACCGGCTCCCAGTCCATCGCCATCTCCCAGGGCAGCGGCGGCAACGTCACCATCGCCAGCGGCCAGACCAAGATGGTCTACCTCGACGGGGCGGGTTCTGGCGCGGCTGTGGTTGATGCCCTGGCGGATCTTGAGCTGGGCACCATCACCGTCGCCAACCTCACCGCCACCACGGCGGACATCAACGGCGGCACCATCGACGGCGTGACCATTGGCGGGTCGAGTGCTGGGGCGGGGACGTTTAGTGGTCTGACGGTTGCAGCATCAGTACCAACCATTAATTTTGAAGATACTGATGGAAATACGACACACACGATAGCTGGTGGTGGCAACGGAGATTTAAATATATCGGTTGACCCAACAGATACAGGCACTAACTCTAGTAATTTTAGAGTCAGTGTTGATGGTAAAACATTTCAACAAATTGATGCTACAGGCGACATCTCCTTCTACGAGGACACCGGCACCACGCCTAAGTTCTTCTGGGATGCGAGTGAAGAAAGCTTAAACATTGGCACTACCTCTGGGACAGCCGACAGGCGGCTACATATTACGGGCGCAGGCCCCAGCACTGCTGCGAGCCAATTTGGCATTGTCGCAAACCCATCGTATCCAACATCAGTGACGACTAATGTTTTTAACCTTTACACGGGGCCAAACTTAACATCAGGCACAACCCTTACCAACCTCTATAATTTGTATTTAGAGGCAAACAACATTACCGGCTCAACGGTAACTAACTCTTTTGGCTTGTATCAAGCAGGGAGTGGGGATAAGAATTACTTTGCAGGCAACGTCGGGATTGGGACGAGTTCGCCTGCAAGACCATTAGAGGTTTTAGGGAGTGGTGACACTTTAGTTAGAATCACTGGTGGTTCTGGAAATGCTAAAGGAATTGAATTTTATAAGGGCAGTGGAACTGCAACACAACTTTACAATGTTTCTGATGATTTAAGAATATTTACAAACGCAGCAGAAAGAATGCGTATTGATGACAGCGGCAACCTCGGCTTGGGCGTGACGCCGAGTGCGTGGAGTTGGCGAGCTTTGCAAGTTGGTTCGTTTGGTGGATTTTTTGCAACCAATAGTGCAGCTTATGCTTCATACCTTGGAAATAACGCCTATTACAACGGGACAAACTGGGTATATCTCGCCAGCTCAGGCGCAGTGCATTACGAACTTGCAGGAGGCGACGGGGCGCATAAGTGGTACACCGCCCCCTCCGGCACAGCAGGCAACACGATTTCGTTCACGCAGGCGATGACGCTGGATGCGAGTGGGCGGCTTCAAATCGCAACAACCAACTCATCCGCCACAAACACAAAATTAGTAGCTGGTGCTGGGCTTGCAACCACCGATGGCGTGATTGTTGCCAATACAGCAAATGGAAATTACGCAGCTTTAACGCTTTCAAACTGGGATGGAACTGCAACCACTCAAGGCCCTCGTCTTGTATTTGATAACAGTGGCCGCGGCTTTTTCGTTATTGGTGGCTCTGATGGCGCAAATAATTTTGATATTTGTCGCACTTGGGGAACCCCAGATGTCCGCATCGACTCCAGCGGGAACGTCGGCTTGGGGTTAGTGCCAAATACTTGGAGCGTAGGCAAGGCGCTTGAACTTGGGTTTGAAGGCAATGCTCTTTGGGGTAACGCTGCCGACGAAGTAATT